GCTCCGCTGGGGGTTGTGCTGGGGGTTGTGCTGGGGGTTGCGCCGGGGGTTGCGCCGGGGGTTGCGCCGGGGGTTGCGCCGGGGGTTGCGCCCCCCAACGGCGCTGGCGTCGCTTCGCTCCGCTGGGGTTGTGCTGGGGTTGCGCCGGGGGTTGCGCTGGGGGTTGCGCCCCCCTACGGCGCTGCTAACGAGCGGTAGTGTGCGGAATTTGAGCGAATTGAGCAGTCCGCGAGCGGTAGTGTGCGGAAGTGAGCGGAACGCGAGCGTTAGCACACGAACGCGAGCACACTAATCCACATCCAATCCTGCAAACTGGTTATGCACCTTTACACTCCCCGTTGATTTTGCTCCTTGGGTTCTGTCATCGGTCGTGCTCGTGCTCGTGCTTATGCTCGTGCTTGCATCCGCGTCCGTATATGGAACATACACTGACAAAGATGGGTTCATTCTACCACCTCTCGATGGTCTAGCACTTCGAAAGCCAAATTTAGCGTCAGGCTCATTGCCACGTCCTCCTCTTCCACCATTATTCGGGGTTGCTCGGACGATTTGTTTCTTATATTCCTGTCGTCCGTCATCACCTCTGTCCGTGCTCGCCGTCGTGGCCGTGGCCGTGCTCGTGCTTGTTGTTCCCGACACCGACACCGGTGTGGCATTCAAGCACGCCAACTGTTGTGCTGCTGCCAGTTGGTTCACATAATTAATGACAGTGTGCTTCGTAATAAAAGCACCCGCCTCCTTCATCGTCGCCAAGTAGGTGTCATAATGAAGTTTATACATATGTGTCTTCAATTCGCGGTCATATTCCTTCAACGGTTTCGCGTCCTTCTTGATGTAATGCTCGATATATGCATCATAAAGCCGCTGGGTATAATCGTGAAGACGGTCGCGAAATTGGCGGAACGCCCGTGAATGCTGGGGATGATACTTCAAATACTCGTCAATCCCGTGGTCTTTGCGAAGCTGGAGATACTGCGCCATTAATTTCTGTTCCATTCCCTTACGCTTCTTCACCAGTTCGTATTTGGGATTTCGTTTCTTATAGCATACCCCCGTATCTTTATCTACGAAAACAACGCCAGGTAAAGAAACGCTTTTCGTATCGGCCGACGCATACATCGCACAGTATTCATCTACCGTGTTCGTCGCTGCAGTGGCGGTCACCGCGTCATCTTCCGTGCTGTGAGGCACACAAGTGAGTGTATGAGGCATATGTGATACACTACCACCAAAATTCGCCGAAAAGATATCGCGATTGATACGGATTACATTAACACCCGCATCTCCGTCCACCCGCGTGAGTTGATATACAGCAACCAGATACAACTTTGGAACGGTGATAACATTAACAATTTGGTTCTTGGGGTGTTGGATGACAAGTGAATAGCAATATTCCTTAGGGAGGGGGTCAAGGCCTCCGGGAAGTAGACTAAGCACTTCGCAAATACGACGGCGCAAAACCTCTTGAACGCTTAACTTTTGAAATCCGCGTCCGGAAGCATCGCCGCCGGTCTCTGTATTCGTCGCATCCTCCAAGGTCGCCGAGGTCGCCACCGCCGCTGCCGCGGCTTGTTGTTCCGCCTCCGCTTCAATAATATGGTCAAATGACGCTTCACCGACACAACTCTTCGTGGCAACATACCACTTTCCGCCCTTCCAGAACAAATTCACCATAATACCTTCCACCAACTCCTCAGCAACCAAATCACCATCCATCGAGTTCACCTCGAACGACTTCATCTCATCGGTGATTGGAAGCATCTTACACGGAGCAACACAACAAATATTTCCTTCGTGGTCAAATACAACCGACCGAAGTCGTCCAGTGGTTTCGTATTGGTCTACAGTGAGTTTAGCACGGTCATATTTCAATGTGTAGAATACCGCCCCGGTCCCGGCCCCGGCCCCGGTCCCGGCCCCGCCCCCCGCCGTCGTTTTAGAAAAGTGGAGTAAAAACCCTCTCTCGGCACACCAATCACGAATCGTATCAAACTCCGCTTTTTCGTGCGAGCTCGCCTTCAACTTGGATACAAATTCATTTAAATCAGGAAATTCAGTGTTGCTTACGGTAAACATTACGGCACGAACTATTCTTGTATATTATCACGGGAGTAATCTTTATATCCATTCTGTTGCCGCGGATGAATAGGAAATAAACAAAATATATAATAACTACATAGTATAATATCGAAATATGGAGTTTGACGCACCCGAAGAGGTCGTTGATGTGGATGCTGCTCCGGTTGAGCAAGAACAAGAACCGACAAATGAAGAAGAAGCGGCACTTTCATTATCTATCGAACTCGGCGATATTATAGAAATCATAGCACCAACACATCAAGAAATCCACGAACACCGATTTTTAGTTGATTATGTCTCATCTCGTAAAATCAAGCTCATCGACGCCGAAACACTTGAAAAATCAGTTTTGAATATCGACGCGACTGGCCAACTCACGGATGAAAGTATAACATCCATCAAGCTATTAAGCCGTGCCGATGAGAAAGGGTATGCCCGACAAAATAATTTAGTCGTATCTACGTGGGTTGATATTCGTTTCGGTGGCGATATTCCCGCCATTATTACGGGTATGATTACGAACCTGGAAGAGGATATGATTGAAATACGCACCTATCCCGAGGACGAAATGATTTACATCAATTTCGAATATAAGGGCATTCCTGAGAATATACCGATTGAAGAGATTAAAATTCGTCCGCCACCTGCTTCGTTTTCAGACGCAAAATTTACGGGTGAAGATGAAGCAGGATTTCTCACGATGGGGATGGACGCGGAGGCGGGGCCGGCGATGGCGACGGGCGCACAAGTCGAGACTGGCTCGCTGACGCCGAGAGAAGAACGGCGAAGACAACGCCAGCTTTCACGAAGTAATAGCAATGGCGAAGACGCCACCGAACAGCCGGTAGGTGAATCAGAATACACGGTATTGGCCGCCACCGGCGCCCAGGGAGAAGCAGTAATCCCGACATCCGCCCTTCGAGAGAAGCTCCGCACCATCCTTCTTGATGCCGACCAAATCGAGATAGGTGAAGACCTCGATGTCCTTGTTCAAACTGTAGATATTCCAGAAGAGAACCGCCGTTTTAATTTAGATAAGCAATGTGACGATTTATTGGATACGCTTATCACGAATATTCCTTCTGCCGAAAAAACGCGGTCTGTGATGTCGCACATTCAGCGAATGGTGGTTCGATTTCGCGAACTACGCCATAAATTCTCTCACTTTGATGAGAATGCCAACCCGGCCATCCCGCCCCATAAAAGCGCACTTTACCGGCCGCTGGTCGATACATTAATGCGAATGGACCGTGCCCTTCGGTGGATTATCCCCATTGTGAAAACAAAGAAAGTCATCTACGATATTCCAATCGACGAACGAACTGCCGCCGAAATGGATATTATGCCTCGTCTGATACAAGAAGAGCGAGAGACGGAGAACCAACTTCAACGCCAGTGGTATGACGGGTCGATTAGTTATGCGCAATATATGTCCAATCTCTCGACGCGGCATTTTACACCCAATTACGAACCCAAATATATGCAAGATGTCATCACTTCGCGGCAAGTCAATGAAAATATCACCGCAGTCATCGACAATCTGGACGATTTTTATTCGTCGGTTGTCCACGGTGAAGAGGTCAAACGCCGGCGTTTCGTCATTCAGAAATATAATCTTGGTCTCTCGAAAGTGAAGCTACAGCACACAACCGCGGTGGAAACGGGCACGGGACCTAGTGCCATCCTCAAACGAACAACAGCATTCACCAACCTCACCCCGGACGAACGGATGAATATTGTCGGGTTTATGACGTTTCCCGAGCCAGTTATGAATTATTCCCGGATTTCTCTTCCAAGTATTACAATTCTAGATAAGGCCGACCTTAATACAAAACACGTTCATTACTGGGATATGTTGCGGCAGATGATGTCGATTACGACCCACGATATAACGAACCTCGACACGCCACTTGATTTGAATGCGCACAGTATGCTTCAGGACATCAAACAATTCGTTCTCACGCCGGGAACAGAAGCCGCCGCGATGAACGACCGAGATAAATACCGGAAGTTCCTCGAAGTGATTATACCGAAAACCCGTAGTATTTTTGAAATGATGCGTCAATATATCCACGGTCGCTTGACATTACAGGATGTCCTTGCTTTTATAGAGCCGTTCCTGATATACCAAGAAGACCTGAATGTGAAACAATACGACGAAATCGTCGCGTTTTTGTATGAGCGTGTTCTTGAATACAAACGGAATTATGCTACGAATTACCGGAAGTTTGGGCGATTGCGTGCGTTTCATTACAATGTGCGTTATATGGGTGTTTCGATGATATATAAACTGATTGCTACGGGACGGATGATGGACGCAGATGTATTTAAAGCGTATGGATTTCAAGATACGCAAGTGAGGTCAGGGACGATGGCAGCGCCGGGGGCAGCAGGCGGGTTCGATGAACGACAGCGTCAGCAAATGCGTGGTCGTGCTTATGCTGCTGGATTGGGCGAACAAACGGACTACAATGAAAGTCTTCTCTCGTCGTCGGAACTTCTCTCGAGGATGCTTGCCGTGGATTATGCAAAGTTGTATATGGACGCTGTTGCCATTACGACGACAGAACTCATTACGCCGTTTGATTTTAATCTCGTATTGGGCGAACAAAGCCAGCAGCTTCGTGATGCAGGGGCGATGAAAGGAGGCGCGGGGGCTGCCGTTGCCGCCGCTACCCCCGCGCCGAAACGCTTCGGGATGGTTCTTGCGAAGAATTACCCCAATCAAGAAGCCATCGAGGAAGACAATGACACTGACCAACCTATTTATTTCGATAAGAAATACGACGCAACGGATTACGCGTTTATCGAGTCATACCGCGAACAACAAGAATCGATGAGCAACGCGGATTTCTCAATGTTTTTGGTGGATGAACTCATCAAGAAGAAAAAAATGACCTACGAACAAGCCAAGAAGGAATCCGAAGCGATAATGGTCGGTCCGGGGATGCGTCCGGTGAATGATGGCGACTACGCGGTTGTTGAAGAAGAAGAATACATTGAACCAAGTGCGTCGAGCGATGATGTTCTTGGAACAACTGAAACGCGTTTTCTGTATTATAAACGCGAAAATGGCAAGTGGGTGCGTGATACGAGTATTCCGGATATGGTTCCGAGCAGTGACCGCAATTATTTCTGTAATGTCAATAAGGATTGTATTCCGTTGGCGATGGAAGCGTCGAGAGATTTCATATCTCAGGCGGGTGAAATCGGCGGCGTCGGCGGCGTCGTGGGCGGCGTCGGCGGCGGCGATACCGTAATGGCGGATATGACGAGTAAAGAAGGCACAAATGCCATCAAAAAGGCGTTCCTCGATAAAATGAAAGCGGAGTTTGATGTTAAATATCAGGTGAGCCGAGAGAATTTTATGGAGTTCGTAAACCGTAAATTCGAATACGACTTAAAAAATATCGCGCGTATCAGCGAAATCCAGCATAAAGAATTCTACAAGTATAATGACCGGAAGTATAAGCTTGGATTTTCATCAGCAGCGGGAGCAGCAGGCAGGACGGGTGCAGGTGCCGACGCCGACGCGGACATCGACGCTGACATCGATGCTCTTATCTCTCCAATGGAACCACTGAAAGACAAAATTATCGCCCAAACCGATTTCGTGAAACGCCAATACGACATCCACCAATTTATTACAAGCTTCACCCGCAAAGCGAACGAAATTATGGACGAAGACCCGAACTGGTTATATTGTATTAAGTCCAACGCGAAACTTCTTCCATCTTTTTACGAGAATATTGCAATTGCATTTCTTCAAGGAGCTTCGGGCAGCAGCGCAAATTCGCTCTCCGTCGTCATCGATACAATATGTAAGGAACGCGGCACTATCAGCGATGACGGAGAGTCGTGGGTGGATAAATACAGTGGGGCGCTTATCAAGAAAATCGAACATGTCACGGAGGAAGGGTTTGATGAAGCCGGGTTTCGCCTCGTAACGAGAGATATTATCGAGGCGGATTTGGGTGAAGGGGTGCTCAATGTCGCGAAACCGACGAACGCGGCAAAGGGCGGCAGCGGCAGCGAAGGCGGACTTACCGGAATTAGCATCATTGAGAAATATGACAGCCCGAATGCTCGTATTATCAATAATATTATTACTACAATGACCGGTTATATGGGAATTGACCTTCACAGCGAACGCGAATTTATTATCCAGCATACTCTTACACTTCTCGAGTCATCCGTCCCGACAGAAGACAAGTATCGCGAGAAGTCCGAACGCTTGTTTCGAGAGAAAGGCAAGCATCTTCCGCCATATAAAGAAATATTCTTCCAGACTCTCTTACTACTAACACTTTGTTATCTCGGTATTTCGATACAGTGCGTTATACCGTCACCAAAAACACGCAAGACACACGCCGGATGTATTCGCTCGTTTTCAGGCTACCCAATCGACGGCGACGGCGATATTTCCGGATTGATGTATATCGCTTGTATTGCTTATAAAATCAAGACGAGTATCGAACCGTGGAATACATTGAAGTCATTCAAGAAGGAGGGCGATATTCTCGCGAAGATGAAAACCTTGATGGACACAACAATTCTCACCAAACCGGCGATAAAGGAGCGATTACAAGTGAAACGCGATTATTTACAGACGGTCAAGGCATCGGGCGGTGGCGGCGGCGAGGCCATCCCGGAAGACCTTTCCATATTACGATGGGGCAATTTTATGCCACCGATGAAATCTCTCGATAATATGCCAACGCCTCAAAATGTCGCCGCGGATTTCACCAACCAACTCATCAGCGATATGAAACGCGGATATCACGGACAACACGACAAACTCGCTGTTCTCGAAAGTAAGTGTCAGTATTTCGGTCTCTCGATACAGCAAATGATACATCATATCGTAAAAAATAGCAGCCCGTTATTGCTGAATATGGCGAGCGAGCCGTTCCTCGAAAATGCCTGCTGTAATGAACCGATTGACCGCCGTAGTAAACGCGTTATTGATTATTTTATGGAACGCGAGCAAAATATCCATCATCATAATCGCATTATTGGATTCTTGACAAAGACAATGCACGATATGGCAGTGATTACACGGGCTTCTACATTTATCGACAACCGAAATACACGATTTCAATACCCGAATATTCCGGCGTCGTTCAATGAACAGACGATTTATCGTGCCTTTATCCATTACTGCCGGATGAACCAGCAATACGCTGCTGGGGATGGGGCGGGGGCAGAAAGCACCGCGAACCCGGTAGTAACGGCTGTTGCATTATATCTCCATCCCGCTCTTCGAGAGATTTGCCCTCCCAAACCGGCCGCGTGGTCGTCAACCGATACGATTGAAACGAAGATTGCGAACCTCAAAAAAGACTCGAATATATTCGACGACACGAGCCTCGCGCGATTATTAAAAGCAGTAAACGGAAGTAAAATGGTGGATGCCGGGTATAAAACACTGGCATCGGTTCGCCCACAAGAAAATACCCAATTTCAACGGTTTCAAGATGCAGTTCTTCATCTGGAAAGGTGTGACACGGCATCGGCGGCATCGGCGGCATCGGCGGCGGCGGCGGCGGCGGCGGCGGCGACTCCTGGAACGAGCGAACTTGACCAATCCATTATTCCGAGAGAATTACGGCAACTTATCCTGGCGGTTCTTCAATCTGCATCACCGAAGTATGTCCAAGAAGACACGGAAGAAATGCGTGACCTGAAGAACTATCTCCAGACGAAGAACCGCGAACTTCGCGCGACAGTTGTCGGGTTTATCCAGCAGAACGCGAAACAAACGAAGGCCAAGTTTCGAGAGATTGAACGAATTATAGATACGGTTCTCGAATTCGAAATTAATAAGAGCAGCACAGTTCTTATGTCGGCAACTGATGAAACCGCCTCGAAAAGCATCCAGTTTATGAAGAATACACTTACGCGACTGATTGATGTAATCCCAGCCATTATTCATCACGGTGTCGATTTCGATGATACGAATATTCCGAAACATTGGGGGTTCTCTCCAACACATATGAAAGATGTCAAAGGAATTATCTCGTCGCATTATACATCTCTCAAGACCTTTTATAACGACCATATCATCAAGGAGGTTTTACGGCACGCTGACCATCACTGCCGCGACCTAAAACTAATGTTGGAAAATACGCCGTTTATGGCGGAAATATTCTTCGATGAAGAGAAGGACGCGCGGATAGCCGCGGCAGCGGCGGCGTTGGCACTTCAAGGCCCGGGTTTTGGTTCTGGTTCTGGTTCTGGCGTTTCTTCAGTTGTGCCCCGTGAAGTAGACATTGAAAAGGAACTGGGAGAGCGTGTTCCTCATTCTACCCGTAAGAATATATTCACGATGTATTCTTTATTTGACCGCAATATCGTGCGAAATCTGTATCTCTTTTATTTTCTCTCGTTCTTACGAACATTTGTCCAACTCGTCGTAGAGACGCCGATTACGATTTACCAAAGTGAACCAACGAGAGTAATACGGCGTAATCCTGCCGCCGCCTCTGCAGCCGCCGCCGCCGCCGCTCCAGGTAAAAAGGGGCGAAAATCGGCGGTCTCAGACACACCCGGCAAAATCGCCAGAACTGCTTCCTTCCGCGAAGACGAAGACGCTGAACGCGACGGTATCGACCCACATTCGCGCCTATACTCTGCCGATGTCACTTCTGCTGATAAAGGCCAACTTCTCTCAGACATTGACACCTTAATGGGCGACAAGAAGGCTCTTGGACAGCGTGTCAGCGAACTCATCGTGGCGTATCTTCGTATGATTGAGAAAGACAAGGCGGCGATTAACTTCAATCTCGCGAATATTAAGGAGAAACTCACGCGTGTAAAAGACAAAGAGAAAGACGGGGTTGTCGAGAGAATTGGAGCAATGTCTGTTGATGAACGCCAGATTGAAAATATGATGAAGACCCATAAAATGGGCATATGGAGCCGCGGAACATCGCAGACGGGTGTGGTCATCTATGACCAGGACTATTATGATGAAGAACGCGAGGAAATGGAGAAGATAGCACAGAAAGAGCGACAACTCGGTCGCCGGGATTATGTCACGGATATGAACCGAGAGATTTATGTGATGGAAGCATTGGAAGCCGACAGAACCGCGGCGGAAATCGAAGCACACGAATTGGATATGTCGACAGGCATACCTGAAGATGATGACGCGGGAGATGATGACACTGCTTATATTCACCGACACGATGATGAGGGCGAAGGCTACGAAGGTGGCGGCGGTGCGGGCGGCGGCGGCGGCGGCGGTGGTGATTGGGACTAACGGAACGAACGAACATTACTTCGTGATAAAAGTATTTGAATATTATAAAGACCCCGCCGGTTCATGATGATGAACCAAAAAGCGATGATTTATATTATTCTCTCGGCGATACTTCTGTATTTGTATTACAAGCGAGGCGGAACCGCGATATTCATGGCGTTTGTCGCTGTGGTCTTTGGAACATTGATACTTGGAAAAGGGCGAAATCTAGAAGGAGTTAGAGGGAGAAGAGGCGGCAGCAGCAGCAGCAGCAGCAGCAATCAATGTTCGGCACTTAAATTTGCAGACCCAAAGATAGATAAAACCAGAGTTGTCACGTCCTTAATAGAATTGAACAATAATTTTAAACAGGTATGTAGTAAATACTTTGATGTTGAAACTTATAACTTGAACAAGGAAGGTGGCGCTATTGTTGAATCTCTTTTTACGGATGATGAAACAAAGGGAAAGGTTGAAACTGCTATGAAAAAATTAGAAACAAAACAGAATGAATATTTTGCTTATATGATTGGTGCCAGTTCCTTATTATTGAATAAAAAATTCGAAGAGTCGAAGAAAACCGGTAAAATGATGTTCATTGTTTTTGGTGGCGAAGTATCAGTCCTTGAAACACTTAACGACTTCACAAAAGAAGATTACAAATTTTTTAAATCGGCGGTAACTGGGGCAGAGTTAGTATTAGAAGTAATCAATGAAATTAAAAATATAGATGAGGTCAAAGCAAAAGGACAGAAAACAAAAGATTTTTTTAATTTTATGAAGTGTGCTGTAGAACACTCGATTAAAGTAATGAATAATCTTAAAGAAGCATTACCGCCTTATGTTGACCCGAACCCGAAACCTAAGAGCGAAGGCGACAGCAAGGGAGGAGAAGAAAAGAAGAAAGAGAGTTTCGAAATAAAATGAATAAATGAAATATTGTATTATACTAGTAGAAGGATATTACAATACAATACAGAATGAACGCAATCAAAACACTTATCCGTAATAATTTAGCAGGAACCGCCATCGCTCTTTATGTCATTGTATTTATGCTGGTTCAATATGCAAACCCTGCATTTCTTTATAATGAAGATGGTAGTCTGCGCGAGTTCGGCATAGGATATTCTAGCAAAACGGTGCTTCCAATTTGGATTGTGGCAATCATATTGGGTATTCTCTCGTATGTCACTGTGTATTATATATCACGACCGGCCACACGGGTCTTCTAGGTTCAAACGAAGGTCGTCTTACTCCCTTCGTTTTCACACTAACTCGCGTTGATACAGTTGTTTCGCCTTCGCGTCGCTTCGGCTCCACTCCTTCCACTTCCGCTCGTATCTCTCGCGTTTCGTGTCGCTATAGTTTGATGTGATTAATGAAATAGCAATAAAAATGGCGCGAGATACGAGCGGAAGTGGAAGGAGTGGAGCCGAAGCATCGCGAAGGCGAAACGACTTGACGCGGACGCGAGCTAGGTGTTTGAGCGGAGCGGAGGGAGTGGAGCCGTAGCATCGCGGAGGCACAACGACCGCAACGACGCGAGTTAAGCCGTAATCGTGACCACCTGGTTCTTCGCTGCTTCCTCCTTCTTCTTCGCTTCCTCCTGTTTCTCTTTAAGCACTTGAGCGCGTATCTTCTGTTGTTCCGGCGTGAAAGAACAACCCATATTCAGTATATAATTATAACTAATACTTACGACCAACATACCACATAATACCAACCAAATAAACTCGCCAACAACTGACTTCATAATTAGAAATGTCCGGATTTTCTCCAAGTCGTCTACTTTCGCGGATGGGCGAATAAGCCGCGACTCCTTGAAACTGTCCCAGAATCTGTCGAGGTTATCAAGATTAAGCTCGTTGAGCAGGATAGACTGGTCTGAATAAATTTGCTCTAAAGCACGCCCAATATCGCGTTTGTTCTTGATTTCATCAGCCGGTATATCTGCTCCATCCTGAAGTCCGTCTGTCCCAGCACCGCCGCTTTGTTGACCACTCGGCCCTTTTTGCGCCTCGGGTGCTAAATCGAATTGCGGAGTGAGGATACGCGCAAACACTTCCTTCAAATCGGTCACAGCAGACACGAATATATAACCGAATGTATTACTGAACGGGGACAACCACCCTGGAAATACAATGAGCGCGGCCTTCAGTGCCCCCAATACAACGAACCACGGTAATACAGTAGCGATTAACGCGGTTTTCTCCTGGTCAAACCCGCAAATATCCTTCGACATTGCCAAATTGATGAAATATTCACCAATGATGAGAACAAGGAAAAATAGGAATGTAATCCCGCCGCTGAGCACGCCATTTTTACTGTGCTTGTAATACGAATATGCGCCGAACACGGCCAAAAAGAAAAAGATTGCGACTGTTGAACTTACTTCCGCCATTCTATTACAATATACCTTTATTATTTCTTTCACCGACTACCCGCGTTTTTATAATGTCATTCTTTTCAGTGCTATAATAAGCAGACAATAGAACCCGAATGAATGATAATGCTCCAGCACCGACACTCATCGAGCCTGGTGTGCGATACTTCTTGAGCAAATCTCTCGAGCAGTGTCATAAGGTCAAAGATTATTATCATACACGAACCTTCAATTTCACGATGGGGGTTGCCTTTTTCATATGTTTAGGGATATTTTTGTATATTCGGTATAAAGGCAAACCTACTCCGGAAGAAATCGAAGCCAAGAAGAAACAAAAGCAGGAATATATTCTCTCGAAGTTGAAGATGGTAAATGCCACGCACTATGCCCAGAGTAAAGGAATTCCGATGGACGCCCGAACACATCCCGCCGGGAATGGAATGGGAATGCTCACGAACTTGCCGCTTTGGAAGAGCCCGGATGAAGACTATTGGAAGCGGAGCTATGCTTAGCGGAGCGGAGCGGAGTGGAGCCGAGCCGAGCCGAGCCGAGCGGAGCCGAGCCGAGCCGAGCCGAGCCGAGCCGAGCCGAGCCGACCCGAGCCACGCGTGGCAAATGAGAGCCGATGAATATCTATACTAATTATAATACATTACAATAATGATACATCAAGCATCCGTATATCAAGACTTACACACTGCGATACAAGAACGCACCCAATACGGCGGCGGAGGGACGGCTGCTTCCCGAATCGCTGAACAGAAACGCGCACAAGACACCCGCGACAACCTGAAAAAGGCGACGCGTGTCCTCCTTGAAGTCACGAAAAAACAAGAAGACGCACTGAAAAAACACATCCAACGAGCAGCCGACCCCAACGACTTCCGCGGAATGGTCTATCCTTACCAACTCATCCCTGAAGAAGAACGCACGAAAATCAACGATGCCATCCACGGGTATTACTCCCTGAAAGAAAAATACAATTCGGCACTTGAAAAACGCCGCCAACGCCTAATCAACGACCCGGTGATGAATTGGAAAACGCTGTCTGCCCAACAAAAAGCCAGGCGTCTCTCGATGATTAAGCCGATGTGTATTGTGTGTAAGCAAGACGGCGGGTCGATATTCACGGAAACCGACGGCAAACTGAAAGCCATATGCGGAAATATCTCTCAGCCGTGTGGATTTCATATCGAAGTCAACCGCGGAAAGTATATCAGTTTAGAGACATTGATGAATGAATCTCTCGAGGAAGTCCGCGCGACCAAAGACGAAATCATCCGGATGAAACTCGACCTCTTATTTCAGTTCATTAACGAGGACGAACTCTTGGCGCAATTTGACGCGGTTCAACATAAGCTACAGGAGCAAATGAAAATGTATACCGAGTTTCGAACATATTACCTTAGCGTGACCGACAACGACGACCGGCGGAAAGATACGGCGACACATACTCGCGTGATTGCCGAGAGAATTGCTCAGATTAAGGAATATATGACAGAGTTTAGAGAGTCGGAATGGAAGAACCGCAGCATCATCGATGATATTCTTGTGCTCTATCAGCAGGATATTGAGCCGGCATTCTTGAAACTTCGAGAGACGAAGTATGTCTACTCTCAGGTCGAAACCACGGAAAACGCGGAAGGTTCTCTCGTTCAAATGTATAATGACGGGGAATTCAATCTCTCGCAAAAACAGTATAGCTACCACGAACTTTATATGCCGGTGATTATGCCCAAGTGGATTGCAGATAACCGGATAGTGAGTAGCCCCGTAGGGGCGGTGGTTGCGCCGAAGCCGGGAGGAGGGGCGGCGGGGTAGTTTTTTTTGTAGTGAGATTGTATAGAAATATGTCTGAAGAATGGAAAGTGCCTATTGTTAAATTAAATAAACAACAACTAGTGGTTGATTTGGGGGGGGGGCACTTTGTTGATTTAGTAGGCCTTGTAGATAAAATAAGAATCGATGCTGGTGCCATGGTCACAAACTATAGTTATAAAAATGTTCGTAATGACTTTAACAATGAACAATTCGATTCTCCTAAAGATGGGCTTGGTAAGATTGTTAGTGATAGAGAGGCTATTTGTCGTATACCATTTGAAACTGGATATAATCACGGCGGTCGCCAATCCAAAGTGCGCCGCTCTCGCCGTCTCCACCGCCGCGTCACCCGCCGCACCCGGCGTTAAACACCTCACACCGAAGCCGGGAGGAGGGGCGGCGGCGGCAGCGAGATAGTTTTTTTTGTAGTGGGATTGTATAGAAATGGAACATAGACATCAGGTTGTTCAATTACAAGTAGCGAAAAACATACAAAATAGTGTTATTGACTCCTATAATATTACATCTCTAGTCATTAAAATAAATGAAAATTTAATAGATTTAGCAAAACCAACATTAGATAAGAATATTCCAGAACGAATGAAAGATGAAATAAGAGAGGGTCAAATAGTTGATAATTGCTCATTGTCTATTACGGGTATCGGTAATTTTTCCGATTATAAACTTTGTTACATATGTCGAAAAGATGATTTTTTAAAAGAAGGAGTTATAGAAAATTATATGGATGCGATTAAACAAGGCGAAATGTATTGTATGGTACCACTCAACTTTAGTCTGGTGGTTGCACGCAACACGTTATTTGATTTATTTAGTAGTAGTAAGATTACTCGCGGTGGTCGTCAAACCAAATTGCGCAGGCATCGCCGTCACCATCGCAGCGGAACCCGTTTAGCCCACCGTTAAATACATCGCTTTGCCCCATTCCCACTGCTACCAAAGCCAGTAATGGCGGTGGGTGTGTCAGGGGTGGTGAGATAGGGATTTATTTTACCTGTATTATATAGGAATGGACGATAAATTTTTTCAGTATCCGGTTGTTAATTTAAAGGTGAAAAAAAATGATATTACAAGCTTAGTGATTAAAATGACAAACCCCGAAACACACGAAGAATTTTTTTTGGATTTAGTAAGTCCAACCCCATCAACAGCACTTTCAGAAAATCTACGACAAGTACTAATAAAGAACCAGTTATTTAATCACATGAGTGTAATTGTCCGGAATGAACATCGCGATAGTATTATGATTGATATTAAAAATTTTACTGGTTTTCCGGATTATGTTATAACTACTATTAATGATGCATTTCTTAAGAAAAAATTGTATTTTGATGTTGCACCATTTTTAGCAGTGGGTTTTAATGGAGATGCGATAAAATATTTATGTTTTACAAGTATTGCATCTCAGTCTAATGGCGGCGGTCGCCAAACCAAAGTGCGCCGTCTCCATCGCCGCGTCACCCGCCGCACCCGGCGTTAACCCCCCCCCCTCCACCGCCGCGTATAATTATCGTAGTATAATATAGTATAATACGATACAACGATGCTTGATTTATTCAAACACATTTCGCTCCCGGTTTTCATCGTTAGTCTCTCCATCGGTCTCTTCTATGTCTACATCTCAGTGCCGAATCCGAAGATTATCTATGTCTACCCAACCCCCGACAATATCCGCAATTTTCAATTTAAAGACAACGCCGACAACTGCTTTTCATTCAACGCCAAGGAAGTATCGTGCGATAAAGCGAAAGGCAAGATTAAGAAGATTCCGGTTCAGTAAAGGTATAATAATAAACGTATAAAATGTTCATATAGGAATACAATTCAAATCATAATTACACGATATAAATACAACAATAATTATAATAACATAACATAAATAAATGAGCACAGAAATAAGCGTATCAAATTCTACCCAAACGAATTGTAATGACCTTTTACAAATTATGAAAAAATACGGACAAGACTGTCGAGTTATTGAAACTGTGTCTATTGTTGAAAATAAAATTGAAAACGGATGTGCTGTAACAATGGATACGTTTAAAGATAAAACTCAGTTAGTAAATCTTTGGAAGATTATGAAAAAAAATGGAAATTATAATTGCGCGTATATAAAAATAGATAACGGATTTTCTGGATGTATAAATGATTATATCAATTCATAATTTAACCATAAAAAATAAGAGTATTTTCGAAATTATATATCATTATATTAGTAGAGAATAACGATGGGTTTTCAACGGCTTCTTCATACGGAGACAGGCCGTATTATTATATCTATCGTCCTTGGTCTAGGAATTGCTTCGCTTTTTCGCAAGGTGTGCAAGGATAGGTCGTGTATCAGCTTTCGCGCACCCCCGCTCAAAGATTTAGAGAAAGACACCTATAAACTCGATGACAAATGTTATGAGTATAAGACCAAAGCAGTGAAATGCGAACCAGGGAAGAAGGAGGTGAAACTTCACTAGTTTCAATATATCATCTTTACATATAATTCTTTCATAATGAAATACCATAAATAGTCATTATGAAATATTACAACCAACAATACATTTCGAACGGATGAGATACGCGTTCAATCGTCCCGTCTTCGTTCTTTGTATATGTATATTCTTATTTTTACTGTTATTTAGGCCATTCGATTCGATTCCATTCCATTCCATTCCATTCCATTCCATTCCATTCCATTATGAGCGACACTACTAGTATCGATGACCTTCCTTTAAGTAGCCAAACACCTGGCTCTGCTTACGGCGGGGGCGGGGGCGGAGCACCACTCATTTACTCCCCGAATATCGGCGGCGGTGGCGGCGGCGGCGGCGGCGGAAACGACCAAATGATGACCACCGCTCACGGCGGAATTCCGGGAAATGTAATGAACGAAGTGCTTCAGGGCGTCCAACGCGCCAGTGCCAACGGAATGACGATGATTCCAACGAGAGACATCCCGATGAACCCGAATTCATTTACACACGATGACCAAGCGAGGCCTAATTATATCCCGCAGAAGTCCGTCCATTTTCAAGACGAAGAAGGCGGAGTTGATTATATCAAAGACCATACATCAATGGAAAATATCGTGCGTGCAAATACTCGCCAGTCCAATCAAATCGATACACTCGAAGCGATTTATTACGACCTTCAAATGCCGATACTTGTTGGCGTTCTATATTTTATTTTTCAAATGCCGGTTTTTCGGGCACAATTGCTTCGGTTTCTTCCGTCGTTATTCGCGGAAGACGGGAATTTCAATATCACGGGTCTCACGGCTACAAGCGTGATGTTTGCAGGGACATTTTTCGTGATTACTTTGATTTTCAAGAAACTGGGGGAAGGGTTGAGGTGAGTATTTAGAGTAAAATAATATGTTGATGTAATATATACCGAAAATAATTGAATATGTCTGCTGTAGGTCCATATTCGTCTGGCAATCTGTCATCAGCAGCATTGTTACATGGTAGTAGTAGTAGTGCTCCCTCCCAAATTCTTGGAACTACCACCTCCCAGGAAATTGATCCTAGATACACAACTGTATTCGCTACCCCAAACACCCAAAGTTCGGTAAATCCACCACTTTTGTCAAATACTACAGGTCATATTGATGAGAACGCAGATGGAACTGTGAATTTTACACCACACGAAGGTACTATTCTATTAGAAGACGCATTACAAGCAATGATTCAACAAAAAAATGGAAACCCAGAACCATTAAAAATTTTACTTGAACTACAAGAAAACGCAACTAAATCGTCACTACCCGCCGATACTACCCTTAGGGCGACCACTAGTCCTCCTCGTCAGACGCACCCACCGGAACCAAGTGTTTACACTGTTGGTGGTATAAATGGTATAATCATTCCTCGGATGGACGTGACAGGTCAATTTACAACGATTAAGGTTACTAACGCCACTAGTCCTATTACTCCAGATATGTTAGATGGAGTAGGAGAGTTTCCTATGTGGGTATTGGTTCATCAACTTCGGAAAATACATCATATAATTCATCAATACCCACCATCAGACAGAAGTAGTAAGGGATTATTGCGTAGTATTAATTTATCCAAGGAGATTGTCACAGACCCATCCGTAGCGGTATTATTGGGGTATGAAATAGGATATATTCCAAACTCCATGATTCATCAAGTAATAAACAAAACAGTCGACTATATAAAACAATATTACCCTATACCTGATGTCCTGACTACTGATGACTGTTTGTGCTTTGTGCCAAATATGAATGACCTCCTCAAAGTGGTCACTAAAGCTATTCAGAGCACAAATGGACTTTATGAACCTACAATTACCGGGTATAACGCACAGCATGATTCAGTTACACCACAGATTTCAATTGATGGTGGTAATACCTGGGCGCAGCCTTGGGGTGGCAGCCGTAAACAAAAAAGAACCACGCGTAAATACAAGAACAGAAAATTAACATATAGAAGAAATAAAAAAAATCGAACGACCAAAAACAAGCGTCGTTATTCCAGACGCAAATAATATATTCCGCCTTCACCTACTTCCGCGTCTTCCTCCGCGTCTTCGCCGCCCCCTTCGCGTCCTTCTTCGCCCTCGCTTTCCCGTGTTCATACGGAATATACCGCAAGAACCACTCCTCAAATTCGCGCGAATCGCGCTTCCCCTTCAATTCCTCGTATTTCTTCGTCTTTTCAAACCGCATCGACTCCAATGTCGGTTGCTTTCCATAGCAATTGATACTGAACCGGCGCAATAACCCCGTCTGTTTCAGCCGGTTATGTTGCTGAACATCGAATAAAAACTGCGACATACAAAGAATACGGTTGGTGTCATAATAAACGCGGTCAGCGTAGATGAACGCCAAGTAAAAGCTCAACATTGTATCAATTGTCGCAATACGAATAGATTCGCTACCGCTGCTGCCGCTGCTGCCGCCGCCGCCTTTACGGTCGTTGCCATTCGAATGTATTCGTATTGTATTGTAACTGTGACACGCGAGAGGTTTGTATAAGAACGCAATGACTTCATCGCCGACACGAATATCGTAATGTTCTGAAATGACTTCACCAACACCCGCGTGTTTCGTATATTTGACATCGGTATATTTATGCTTTGTGAGTTCTTTGACGACTTCCTCGCACAGGTCGCGCGGCTCTTCCGAGAGAACATCGAAATCGGGGATTTTCTGGACGATACGGCGCTGGTGTTTGGGCATATATCGTGAATACAGGAGATTGGCATACCCGCCGAAAAATACAGCACGATTTTTGATGAAAACGCTGCGGACAATATTATAAATATCGGTTTCCGCGAGTTCCTTTTCGCGTTGATTTCTGTAAGACATTTGGGATTTATTCACACTTAACTCGGGTTTATCTCTCGACGGGGACGGAGACGGGGATGGGGACGGTGACGGTGACGGGGACGGGGACGGCGACGGCGACCTAGACCTGGACTTAGACCTGGACTTCGACTTGGACTTCGACGGTTTTTTCGTGAGAGACGCTTCGGAATCCAAATCTCTCGCCTTCATCGAATACAAAACGAATTCATCATCCTTTCCAAACAATCTCTCGTAAATCGCAATTAAACGATATCGGTGTGTCAATTTATCTTCTTCAATGGTGTATTTGAAATCGCCGATAGTTTCTTCGTGGGAGGATACTCCGTGATATAAATGTTTCATATAATTTTCTAGACCACCCTTATATTTTCGGGTAATCTGGCGTATTGCGTCGCGTTTACTTCCGCCGCTGCCGCTGCCACCGCCGCCGCCGCCGCCGCGTTTGACAGTTCGACTACGAGACTGCGACTTCGACTGTGTCCGCGACCGAGACTTCGAAACACTGATTTCACCGGATTTTGATTTGGTTGAACCATCAAAACCGCGCTGATACTCTATCTTATCGCAATCATACCCTTTGAGCGGATAATGCGTGTTGAGCAATGTAAGTCGTTTCTGAACCTTCTCCCATCGCGATACATCACCATCAGGACGCGATAGTTCGAGATACATCGCCATACGCAGAAAGTCGGGCGGAGCATATCGAATTCCCTTTTTAATAATTGCGTCTCGAGAGATTGCTTTGAATAATGCCGGCTCCATTTGCGTAATATCCGCGATTCCAGTGAAATTCACGAACACTTTATATGTCCCGTGATGAACACCGGATTTTGCCTCGACATCTTCATATCCGGCCTTGTAGTAAATGTCCGCGAGTTCTTTCGCACAATCTAAAGCATTATCCGAATAAAAATCATAATCAGGAAGCTCGACATCCTTATTGTAAAACTGGGCGTCTTCCGGGAGGATATTGTTGATAGCAGTCCCGCCATAACACACGAGTTTCTTGTCGGCGATAAATTTCTCGACGATGGCGATGATTTCTTGAACTTTGGGGTCTTGGATAACCTTTTCACCTTTGCGTTTTTCCACTAAATCGACGGCACTACGGAGGATTTCGAGTTCTCTTTCTTCGAAGCTTTCCTTGGAACTGCTTGAGGCAGAACCACCAATATTATACGGAATTTCGTCCATAATGATATGATAGTATTATTATATCATTAGAATATATTTCCATCCCTCACTCCCCGGCCCCCCTCCCCCCCCCCCGAAGGATAGAACGCGATAATTATTGAGTAATTCGCGGAGCGGCACCCTCCCAGCAAGGATAGAACGCGATAATTATTGAGTAATTCGTGGAGCGGCACCCCCACCCCCCGTAAGGATAGAACGCGATAATTATTGAGTAATTTGCGGAGCGAGTGGAGCGGTACCCCCACAATGATAGAACGCGATAATTATTGAGTAATTTGCGGAGCGAGTGGAGCGGCACCCTCCGGGTGTTGCGAAACGAGCGACGCAAATTAAAGGGAAATCTTGACACCTCCCGCTGCTTCTGTCGGCCGTGCCTCCATCGACGACTTCGGGTCGGGAGGCGCTGGCGGAGCAATCGTAATCGGGACATAACGCAAATCCTCCGGTTTTAAAATAAAAGCATACCCAACTGACGCAAATTTATCTTCATACGCTTTCAACTTTTCATCACGCGCTTCTTCCTGAAAACACATTGTGGCAATCTGGCACCCCCAAGTATAAGGCCCATTATGTCCTTCGTTGATTGGCCGACCGCTCTTATCCGGAACAACCAAGCACATATTCTTCTTATTCGCGTCCTTGAACGCTTGCGGGTCGCCGATATTCTTTACGCCGAAATATGTATACTTCGAGAGAAAGAGCGAATTCGAACTCATATTGATTAATTCAAACAGTTTCGTCTCTCGATACACTGGGTTTGTTCCATCCACCATTAATATAATCTTGCCTTTGAAATCCAGTAAATCTTCATTGCCTAAATCTTTGGATTGATATTCGCGGCCATACTTCGGTCCTAATAAATTACGTGCTACTGTTTTACTTTGCGTGATGACATTCGCAAGTTTGTCATACATCGTTATATTACGCGACATAATCCGCATATGAATGATGAAGGGGTCGCTTGGATTGGGACATTTTGCTCCCGAAAACACATAACTACCCAAGACTTCGAACGCTTCGATGACGGGGATGTGATTGAATGTTTCTTTGTAATTGAATGAGTTCACGGATGATGAAGCGATAACCGGCTCGTTGTCTACGGAAAACACCTCGAAGTCGATGAAGCGGCAACCACGAGCAATCACATACAACAATGCGTCCATACTCACTGTCGAATTCTTGAATTTGTATGGATTAAACGCATTATATGCCGCCTTGATGTAATAATCACGCAACTTGAATTTACTCTGACTGTCCTCCGGGTTTATCGATGTTATATTCCGTTCAATAATTTCCTTGCTTTTTTCGTCGGCGTTTTCCAGGCCTTCTTTGACGGCGGGAGGAGGCGGTACTGCTGTTCCTGGCGCGGTAGGCGGTGCTGCTGCTCCGGGTGCGATTGGCGGTGCTGCTGTTCCTGGTGCAGTAGGCGGTGCTGTTGCTCCTGGTGCGGTTGGCGGTGCTGTTGCTCCTGGTGCGCTAGGCGGCGGTGCATTTGTTTCAAACCGGTCTAGCACAGTTGCCGCCTTTCTACGCTGATGTATCGTCATATCATTTTCACTCGTGTCGGGTGTAAAATTCTCGGTAGTTAATATACCGTTCATCGAAAATGGGTCTTTGATACCGCTATTTTTCAATAGTTCCTTTGCTTTCATTAAAATGGTCGTATCCTGAGAGACCGCGGTGGGAGTGCCGCCGCCAGCGAACCCCTCCTTGAAACGAGCGGCAGAGACTGCCCTTGCCGCCGCCGCCGACTCATAACATCGTGTTTTAATATTCTGTGTTATTTTCCATAAAGCGAATACAATAATAATAATACCTATAAATAAAAATTCTACCTGGTTTTCTTTCATTGTTGTTGTATATAATAATAGATTTTTATATAAAGTTATATACAAATAACATACTAAATGACCGGCGGTTTATTAAATTTGGTTGCTACAGGCAATCAAAATGTTATTCTTAACGGTAATCCCAAAAAGTCGTTTTTTAAAAGCACCTACCTTAAATATACGAATTTCGGTCTTCAAAAGTTTAGAGTTGATTTCGATGGTCAGAAGAAGTTGCGTATGACCGAAGAGTCCAAATTCACATTCTATATTCCGAGATATGCTGAACTACTGATGGACACCTATATCTGCGTGACACTTCCGTCGATATGGAGCCCAATTCATCCGCCAGCAAATAAAGGCGATATGTGGGCGCCATATGAGTTTCGGTGGATTGAAAATTTGGGCACACAAATGATAAAAGAAATCGTGATTTCAGTCGGCGGAATGACCCTTCAGCGTTTCACTGGTAATAATTTGATGGCGATTATGGAGCGTGACCTCGATGCCACAAAACGCGAATTGTATAACCAGATGACGGGTCACGTTCCGGAATTATATAATCCTGGCTGTTCTGGAGCACGGTTGAACCAGTATCCGAATGCCTATCGCACGGGTAATATCGCCGGAGCAGAGCCGTCAATACGCGGACGCAAGATATATATACCGATTAATGCGTGGTTCACACTTTCGTCGAAGATGGCGTTTCCGCTTGTATGCCTCCAATATAACCAACTCCAGATTGACGTTACACTTCGGCCGGTGAAAGAGCTATTCACGATACGAGATGTAGGTGATGCCGCGAATTATTGGCCAGTCGTTCAACCGGATTTCACGAATCCGCTTCATCAGATGTGGCGATTTTTATACCCGCCACCGAGTATCGATTTAACACTTGACTCCTATCCGAGCATTCGCACAGACTGGAATGCTGATGTCCATTTAATGGCGACATACTGTTTTCTCTCCGATGAGGAGTCGAAGATATTCGCCGCGAACCAACAAAAATACCTGATTAAGTCGTATTATGATTGGGTGTTCAATGATGTCACTGGAAATAAGAAAATCAAGATAGAGAATTCGATGGGGATGGTGGCGTCGTGGACATTGTTCTTCCAACGAAGTGATGTGAATTTACGGAACGAGTGGAGCAATTATACGAATTGGCCGTATAACTATCTACCCTATGATATTATACCCGCGCCAATAGACGATGATTGGAAGCCAACCGGATTTAATGAAAGCATCGAACGGGTATCCGACCTTAGCGGACCAACCGATTTTCCAAACGACCGCTACTTCTTTGATAAAAATGGACCGAAGAACGGTATTGGACCGGGCATTAATCCAGGTGATAAACGGTTGACCGGGCTTCATATCACTGGTGATTTTCAGTCGGAAAATGAACGCGACATATTACAGATGCTGGGGATTTCACTCAACGGGAAGTATCGAGAGAACCTGCTCGACGCAGGAGTGTATAATTATGTTGAGAAATATACGCGGACAAGGGGGAGTGCGAAACCCGGGATTTATTGCTATAATTTCTGCTTGAATTCGGACCCGTTTGAATTACAGCCGAGCGGCGCTATCAATATGAGCAAGTTTAACCAAATCGAACTGGAGATGAATACGATATACCCTCCGTTGGATTCGGCGGCCGAAGTGAAGGTGATTTGTAATCCGAATACTCGAGAGATTATCGGAATGAACAAACCGAATGTGAATATCTACTTGTATAACTACGACCTTCATATACTAGAGGAGCGGTATAATGTGCTGACATTTATATCGGGAAATTGTGGGCTGATGTATGCTCGGTAAATGCCGAGCCGAATGCCGAAGAGAGGCGGACGATGCTCGGTAAATGCCGAAGAGAGGCGGACGATGCTCGTCGTGAAACACAACCGATAATAATCTATTGTATATATAACTTAGTTACGCAATAATGGCTGACGATGAAGAAGATATTCAAGACGGTGGTGAAGAGGAAGAAGAAGAAGAAGGAACCTTTAGTAAAGTAGGCGGGATGTTTGGGGGCGACGACGACGATGAAGGCGACGAAGAAGAAGGAACCTTTAGTAAAGTTGGCGGGATGTTTGGTGGAGGTGACGACGAAGGCGACGGCGAGGGCGAAGCCAAGGACGATAAACCAAAGAGAGTTAAGGCGAAGCCAAATACGATATTTGATATTGCCGCGCTCAAAGAATTCGGTCTCAGCGTATTAACCCTCTTTATCGAGACGGTCATTGTTTCCGTTGTGTGCGTGAATATTCTATTCTTTTCAGTTCCAGAAAGCATTAAAAATAATGACCTGAACCTGAACAAGTTATTTCCAACTGACCGACACGAATGGCCGTATTGTTATACGAATGAATATACCAGCTGCGAGGCTGATTGTGGTGATAAGTTCGGTGGAATTGCCGATGACCCCAAACTAGAAACATCGAAAAAATTATACTTGAAAGCGGCAATTATTCTAGATACAATGGTATTTAAATGGTTCTGCCTTACGAAGGAGGACATCGATATGGTGAAAGAGAGTGTGGAAGAAGGAGCGACACAAGTGAACTTACTACACTGGGATTTCATTAAAGCGCGTTTTAAGCAATGGATTAATAATGCTTTCATATTTTCGTTTTCGAGCGACCGCGCGATGTTTGCATATATGTTCGAGCAATTAACACGGCTTTCAAATGCTATTCCAGTTGAATTGTATGATGTCGTCTCTCCGCTTCTTATTCTTCTAATGCCGTTCGTCTTTGCCATTTTCATGGCATTTATGTTACTGGGTGGTCCATTCTTCACAACTGTTATTGGTATGGTGATAAACGAGACTGACAATCGTAAAGAATATATTGGTGGAATATTATGGTCTCTTATCACCGGGTTTACGCTTGGTATTCTGCCCATTATTTCATATATCGTGAGGATGATACAGTTTCTTGGCACATTTTTTATATATCCACTGCTTCACTGGGGTCAATACCGCGAATTATTTGCTCGTTATATCCCCATCATCTTCTTTTTCTTTAATTTGATACTAATGTTTTACGCGTTCGAGTATCTGGACATCAATGTTGCCGCGATTGTGATTTTAATGTTACTGGTGCTGTATTTGATGCATTATTGGTCTGGAATTATGGAATTCTTTAACGCAGTTAAAAACTGGACAGCATAGAAACAACATAAACAATATCGTATAATAATTATCATACTGGATTATACGATATGAGCGGAAAAAATAAGAAGGTCGGTGGCGGCGGCGTCGAGAAATCAACCCCCGAGTATTTCAAGAGATATCCGTTCGTCAGTGTGTGCACCCCCACATTTAACCGTCGCCCCTTTATCCACGCGATGATTACTTGTTTCAATGAACAAGATTACCCACAAGACCGTATGGAATGGATTATTATCGATGATGGAACCGACCCCGTCGAAGACTTGGTTGCCTCCCACCCGCGCGTTAAGTATTTTAAATATGACACGAAAATGACGCTTGGTCGTAAACGCAACCTTCTTCACGAAAAATCGCGCGGAGAGATATTGGTCTATATGGATGATGATGATTATTATCCACCCAAACGCGTCTCTCACGCGGTCGAAATGTTGATGTCACATCCTGAGGCGTTGTGTGCTGGGTCGAGTGAGATTTACATCTATTTTAAGCATATCAAGCAAATGAAGCGTTTTGGACCGTATGGACCCAATCACGCGACTGCCGGCACATTCGCTTTTAAGCGAAAGCTCCTGAAACAACATCGGTATAATGATGATGCGTGCTTGGCGGAAGAGCGTGCGTTTTTGAAAGATTATACCGTGCCATTTGTCCAATTGGACCCGATGAAGGTGATTCTCGTATTCTCGCACGAGCATAACACATTTGATAAGCGCAAGCTACTTGTGAATGCTAACCCGGATGTTGTGCGAGATTCGCCGAAAAAGGTGATGGATTTTATCAAAGACAATGCTGCTTTGCGTCGGTTTTATATGGTGGAGTTGGAAGGATTATTGGCGAATTATGAACCTGGGCGTCCAGAAATGAAACCGGATGTCATCGCGCAAACCCTTCAATTAGAGAAAGACCGCGCGAAAATGGCGGAAAATGCAGCAGCAGCGGCAGGCGGCGGCAATATTGTATTAGAGCAACCAGGACAAGCGCCGATTGCTCTCAATAACAAACAAGTCGTCGATATACTTCAGAATTTACAGAGCGATATTGCCTCTCGAGATAAAGAGATTATGCGTTTGAACCACGAATATCAGGAAATGTTCGAGAAATATGAAGCTTTACAACGAGAGCATATCGCTGTGAAGGCGGCGTTACAGACACAAGCCGAGGCCGAGGCCGACACACGCGCCGCCTCCGCCCCCGACGCCGCCGCCGACGCCGACGCCGTTGCGCACGGAACAGCGACCACGACACCAGATACAGAAACGATTTATGTATAAAATGATATAATTTATTCGTCGAATGATGATGATGAATACATTATATTACGGGCCTTATGCCTTTACGATTTCAACCGAGTTAATCTTCAAACACAACATACTATTCTTCGATTCGTGGATTACGAATTCGTGGCATTTATTGTATTCGGCGAATTTCGCTGTAAGAATACTTTCAATCTCACTGACCGGCATTTCATCATCTTTGGTCTTAAATTGGTGGTTCGAATTGTGTTTGGCGTTTCTATTATCGTCGCCGTCGCCGTCACTGTCGCTCTCGCTCTCGCTGTATCCGCGGCGTTTCTTCGACGACGAGGACTTCGACGGCGCCTCATTCTCAGGTGGAAGATATTCCCATTCCCCAATCGTTTCAATCACCTGATTATTCGTATTAAAAACCATCGAATCCGAATTGAAGACGAGAGCAGAACCAGGGGTGTGTTCATACTTGTCGAGGTCGATTTCAGTAATTAAATCAAACTCATCGAGGAATTCATTCTTGCGAAGATAATTGCGAATATAACCCGCGATTTCAGATGTAATTTTTACAGTGTAAACCCTGTCTTGATGGTCATTCCCGCTGTCGCTGTCGCTATCACTTCCGCTGCCACTCCCGGTGTCGCTCCCGGTGTCGCTTCCGCTGCCACTGCCGCTTCCTGTGTCGCTGCCGCTGCCGCTGCCTTTGCCGCCGCCCTTGCCGCCGCCTTTGCCGCCGCCCTTGGCGCTTTTTTTGGTATGCGCCGCCGCCGACGCTGTCTTAGGTGGGTTTACAGAAATACATTCAACTTCCGTATCTAAAATTAACCTATACTTCGAGTCAAACGAAATTGAAGCACCCATATTGAAAATTAGTTCTAAATACTAGTAATATCTTTTCGATATTATTCAAACGCATATTCTATCGTATCATCGAAACTCTCGGAATGCAGTATTTTTGGGGAGTCGGCGTTTTGTAGAACGCTTTTTTCAATATATTTGTCTAAATAACGATAAATTCGGTTCACATCCAATTTCGTGATTTCATACATTTCTAAAATCCGCGGAATTTCGTCTTCTGAATACTGGCGACGCAATGACATAAAGAATGTGAATAGGTCGTTCTGGTCCATCGAAAGTTGGATACATAAATTCTGTATGAATAACTGATTGTTATATTCCGTGCTATATTTCGTAAGGACCTTCGTAAATCGAACTTCCGTTGGGTGAAAACGCGCCTTCTTCGGGAACGATTTATGGTAGATGTAGTGGTTGTAAAACGTCTTGATGAGAGAAGACAACTCGTTGAAAAGCCAAATCTGATTTTGAAATGTAATCCGGTCAAAGTAGTCGGCCTGGCAGATATTGTCGAGAACAACCTTATAAAAGGGCGCAGACTCAGCGATTGGCATCTTATCGAGCAGGTCGATGATATTTTCGTGCCAAAGCAGCCCGATTGTCGTGCGGTCAGTCTCGTTGATTAGAGCGTTATGTTCTGAAATTGGATATTCGGTGTTCATTAATTTCTCCGTGATTTTTTTGATGTCTTCATTGTATGTCTTTGGTTGGAATATCGCGTGAAGAATATTATTCGCGAGAATCGTATTGGATTTTTTACTCATCTCCATAACGGCATTCAGTTTGCGTAAGTTGCCTTGGACAAACGCGACGATATTCTTTCGCATTATGGCGTCTATACCGGGCAGCTTCATGTCGATAATTTGCATCATCTGAACCGTAGTCGGCGTTTTCAATTCATAGACATAACACACTTTCATTAACTCCTTGATTTTCTTGTCGATGTGATAATTCCCGATACAAATAATCGGGTTCATTGTGATTTCTTCCTGTTTCTGT